AAATCTTCTGAATTTCTAATACCTCTAACAATATATGAAACATTGTTTTTCTTGCAATAATCAGAAATTAATGTATCAGTCATATCAATTACTGTTACATTAGGATAATCCTTGAAAATTTCCTTAATTAACTTAACTCTCTCTGAACGTTTAATAAGTCCTTCGCCCTTCTTTAAATTTGTTGCTAATGCAATAATAAATTCATCACATAATTTATATGTCTGATCTACAATTGCTTTATGTCCATTTGTAAATGGATCAAATGATCCAGGAAATATAAATTTCTTCATCTTTTAATTTTCAATATTTTGTGAAACCCAAAGTCCTAATTGCTTTAATGCTTGCTTTCGATGACTCTTCAAATTTTTTCTTGCAGAATCTAATTCAGCATATGTTTTACCAAATGTATTATCTCCTACAAATATAGGATCATATCCAAATCCATTTGTACCTCTTAATTCATCTAATATATATCCATATGAATATCCGCTAAACGTTTTTTCGATAATACCATTTTTTGCTATTGCAAAACATACTTCAAAATATGCAGATCGTTCATTAAATGGAATCTTTTTGATATATTGTAACAATTTCTCATTGTTAAGTCTGTCATGTTCTGACTTGTCTGTTGTAAACTCTTCATGTGGTACATTAGTAACATTTAATTCATTATCTATTGTAACTTCATGAAAACGAGCTGAATATGGTCCCGGTAAATTATTCAATCCAGGAACAACTAAACCACTATCTTCAGCAATAATATATGTATCAGGATATTCTTTACTATATGCAGTTGCTTTAAGTATAGCATTATCTTTAATTGTTTTACCTGTCTCTTGAACATCTAATGCATGTGGTTCAATTTCATATCCTAAAGGACTTAAAATTGATGCAATCTCTCTAATTTTACCAGGATTACTTGTACCTATAATAATTTTACTCATGATTTATTCATTATTTGTTTCTTAATAAAATCTCTTATAATTTCTATAATAGTTCCTGTACTATCATATGGTATTCTTGAAACTAAATATACATTACTATATTTTTTTCCTTTACAATGATTATATAGTAACATAAATGATTTTCTATAATACTCTAAATCTTCTAATGTATGAAATTCTTCATCTAATGAATCTCCTCTTTTTTGTATTCTTTGTTGACAATGTTCTGGAAAATCATCTAAAATAATATATAAAGTATCATTATCAATATTATTATCGATGTAATCATACATTTTTTCTTCTGAATCTTTATTTAGTAATGTAGCTTTACTGAAAATACCTCTATCTTTAAATATACAATTATTAAAAAATTGTTTAATAAGATTAATTATATAAGTTTTACCAGTACCATCATTACCGTCAAATTCAATATTAAACGTTAATTGTTTTTCTGTTTGCATAAATCATAAACTTTTTGTATATTTGTTGGTAACCAACAATCCATTAAACTTGCATGTTCGAATATACAAGTATCAGTATCAATAATATTACTTAGTATCTTTATGCCATTTGCTTTTAATGTCGCACCTGTTTCCACAACATCTATAATACAATCAGCACCAATATCGATATATCCTTCTGTTGAACCTGATGTATTCAATGTATAATATGGACAATGCATTTTATTTGTAAAATAATGCTTTGCTATTGTTTCAAATTCAGTTGCACATATGATAGGATGTTTCAATGACGTTAATTCATTTAATGTCATTTTTGATGCTAAACATATCTGTACCTTATTTAAACCTGTATGTGATACTAATTCTAATTCATTTTCATATTCGCTATTATTAACCATATCATAACCACATATACCAAATTCACAAAACTTACTTGCAATTAATTCTGGTATTGCTTTTGGTTTAGCTATAAATAATGCACAGTCATCTGACCAATCAGGAAAATAATATTTACGAGTATTTTCATCTGGCATATCAATATTACATTCATTAAATAATGATTTAACTCCTGTATATAATCTACCTTTTGGTACAACTAATATTGGTTTATTATTCATAATTATTTTTCTTTAAAATTCTTAGATTATCTCTATCTTTTAAAATAAAATTTGTAATCTCTTCAATTAAATATTTGTTATTAGTAGTCATATAGAAACATGTAGTTGAATCATCTCCTCTATGCTTATCCCAACCTTTTCTACCAAATTCAATTTTCAAATTATCTTTCTTAAATAAAAATCCTGGAAACCAATAATATACAAAACCAGAAAATGAATTTGTTTTCTTTACTTCACCATTAGTTAACAATGCTAATTCATTTAAAAATTTTCTATATTGATAACCAAACATTCTCGCTGTATATGATGTAGTATTCCTAAAAATTAAATCATAATAATTTTCATGACCAGTTGCATAAGATTTTCCTGATAAACTTACACATTCTATATGTTCTCCGAATATATTAATAATTTGTTTTACTATTTCATCTAATTCTGCATTTACCATAATTACTCTAATATTTTACATTCTTCTTCTGTATATCTCTTATGTAATTCAGTTAACCACCATTTTGTTTTAACTTTTACTTTAGGCATTCGTTGTCCTTTTAATAATGTTGATCGTCTAATTACTACACCTTCTTTTATATATGGATATTTACAATTAATTTCAGTCCAATCATTATTTTGTATATCTTTAATAAAGTCATTAACCAATGGACCTGTATAGACTAATTGAGGTAATTCAATACCACAATCTTTAAATAAATCCATATAAATTTTTGGTTCAATATATCCTTTCTTTTTTATAAATACATCAATCAATGCAAGATGCATATTATCTTTATCTTCTAATGAATGAAATCCTGCGAAACTATGTTCTCCATACCATTCAAAGAAAAACGTAATTTCATCAACTCCTGAAAATACATCTTTCTTACCTCTATGTTGTTCAACAATATTAGATAATATAGTTTCATAATTATGTGATTTAAAATAACGTACAGCATCGCCAAATTGTTCAGATGTTTCATCTACCATACATTTTCTTGAACCAAAATTTGTGAACATCTTTTTCTTAACAGAATATTTTGCACAAAAGTTTTGTCCATCTAATTTATTAAATGCCCATACTTGTTCACCTAGTAATTCTGTATTATATTTTATATTATCTATTGAATCGTAATGTTTCATGTGATTATTTTAGTTTAACTTATTTTAGCAGACACATTTTTACATATATCAATGATTTCTCCTTTATTATCTGTTATTAAATTTAAACTGTTATTATCTGTTATTAAATTTAAAATGCGTGTCCACATCTTTTTATCTTCTAAACCATCTGTAATTATATCTATATCATAATTATCTGGTAATTCAAACTGTAAATGAATATCTAATTTTCTTTTCATAATTAACCCATTATTAAATATTATCTAATTTATTACAATTATATCCTTGATCGTATGATAATTTTAAAAGTTCTGTAACTAACTTAATATCTTTTGTATTAGAATCTCTATATTTCTTAATTATTTGTTCAATGAAATAATTTCGTTTATTTGTATATTCAAGTAATTGTCTTGCATCATCAATTACTTCTTTTGTACTTTCTAACTGATTTTTATCTGTATAAACATTATTATACTCTTTACATTCTATAATACTACAATTTTCATCTTCATCTATATTATCTATATCATAATCTCCAATTACTGGAACTTTATAACATGTATAAAATATAGTATGATTAAAAAGAGTTATTTCATACAAATATGAAATATCTCTTGCAACTCTATCATCTTCTCGTATATCATCATATGAATCAAGAATTTGTTTTGTTAATGATTCATAATCATATTTTTCTACATTTTTTGAATATTTTTCTAATACAACTTTTAAATCATCACCTGTACCACTATCTGGATAACCATCACAATGTCTATACAAAATATTGCGTCCTGATATACTGCTTTGGACTATAATATTACAACGTGTCGGCATAATTTTATAATACTTCTATTTTAATCTATCTGTTATATAACTTTTATTTTAAAATGTTTATAAAACAAATAAATAATAAAAAGGCATTATATGAAGCTATAATGAAAGATATTAGTAAAATCGTTAAGAAAAAACTTAACGAAAATATGGAAGAAACCACAATTAATATTCCGTCTCAATATTATGATGAAGATGGTGATATTGATTTAAGTGATCTTTCTGTATTACCAAAAAACATTATTAATGCATTAGCAAAAGATCTTCTTGTTAATGGTGATTTTCAAGAAGATGATAGAGATGATGATTGTCTCATGTGCAGTATATTACCATATATTGATTCAAAAAATGAAAATGCTACTATTTTGACACGTTCATTAGAAGATTATGGTATGTGCTTATCATTTAATGTAGGAATTGATTATGAAAATATTGATCATGCAGCATATCCATCAAATGATAGAGATGTTCCTGATGATCCTGCATATAGAGAATGTGATATTAAAGATGTTACAATTTCTGGTTTAATGTTAACTGACGGTGATCAAGAAATTATGATTAATGATCCAGATATTATTGAAAAAGTAAAAGATGAAGCATTAACATCTAATGTTATTGATAATTTCAGAATTGAATAGGAAGAGTCATATGATCCATATGAAATGGATGATTATTATGAAGACTAATAATTAAAAACAATAAAGGTTAATAAGCATAAACACTTATTAACCTTTAATTTTTTATATGATAATAAAAATGAAAAAATGTTGGGATAACAGGATTCGAACCTGTAAGAGAAGATTCAGAGACTTCCATGTTACCATTACATCATATCCCAATAAAATCTATAAGCTTACTATACTATATATTATATATCGTTTTGGTTTTATGAGTTAATAAGATTTATTATACCAAAAACATTATTTTCATAAACAACCACATTTATTATTTACCGGCATGTGTTTCATTCACCTATTAATATATATGTAATATATTAATAACATCTGGTTACTCTTTATTACTAATAAACAATGTTCCTATTTCATCATCTTAATAGAAGTAAATATGAAATTATTTTAATTATCTTCATATAATAATAAAACAGAAGATATTTTCAAATCATTAAAATAATCTATTTACTAATGTCAATTGCATTCTTTATTTGTGCACTATTTATAATGCAATAATCTCTCATTAAGGAACGAACTTATAGACCACTACATCTTTAAATCTGTTGTGGATTTTTGCGGAGAGCAGTGGTCCCGACCCACATTCACATACATGAACGAGCAGTTTGCTATTTCAATTCTTAAATACTTAAATAATAGATAATATTTTAGTTAATTCATAGTCTTCTGCTAATGCACAATTTGTATAATTTTTAGGTAACGAAAACCATAATGTTTTTTCAATGGAGCATTCTTCAACAGGAATTAAATAAAAAACATTATTCCATTCTGTACAAAAATAATCTATTTCTTTTTTTGTATATGGTAATCTTTTTTTATTAGACATTGAATAACAATTAAATTTAATAGCTAATTCTCTATCATCTTTCAAATGACATGTTTTTATTTGAATTTTATATAAAATCCCATTAATATCCCATATCTAATCGTATCTAGATTTATCACCATATGGAATTGACACATCAATTCCTAATTCTGTAGCTTTTAATAAAACTTTTAATTCAGTTATTTTACCTTTCTAGTTTGTATCCATTAATAATGTAAAGTATTTAAGTTTAAAATAGCAGACTGTCCCTAACCCCATTAGGTTTACTCTCCAAATTGATTAATAATTATAAAGTAATATAATTTAAATCAATTTTATTTACTATATTTATAATGTATTATAATTAAAAAGTTTACTTTTTATCACTAAAAATATAATATAATTTTATTATCAGTTGATTCCTGGCGATATTCACATCTATAACCATATGTATAAATAAGCAATGATATAAATTGTTGAATCCATTGTTTATAACAATCTTCCGCTGGTATACTATATTTTTTTGTTAACATTGCAACCATAGTTAATTCTGATATGACACAATACGTACTTCCTTTTGCTACAGCATCTTTAAGCTTTTCATTTACATAATCAATAATAACATCACCACGTCTTAAAAATGTTTGATTTGCTTCATATGCAATAGAATTGCGTAATTCTGTAGCTTTTGGAATTATAATATCACATTTCTTCTGTTTAAATTTTATCATTGAAAATTTTCATATTTATCCTTTAATTGTTGAAGTCTCCTATAATTCGTATACAATACATTTGCATCTCCACTGGTAGGATTATTCACTAATTTATAATAATCTAACTCTGCCTGTAAATACTCAGATTTTGCAATTTGATAATCTGCTTCTTTATATGCATTGAATAAATCTGGTTCATATTGTTCAAGAGATTCACCATATTTTTCTTCTGTTACATTATTAATTAATGAAACTCTCGAATCATTAAATATATGATGTTGAAAATCTTCAGTTATATTTGAAGATTCTTTTTTTATTATTTCATCCTTTTTATTAATTACATATATAACATACTATTTAGATGAAAAAAGTAATTTAATTAATTTAAAAATGTTCATCTTCATTTAAAATAAATTTCGTACAATCTCGCGTTTTATATAGAAATTCTTTTGCTGCTTCATATGATAAAAAACAATTTGAAATCAATTCTTTATCAATTCCAGTACATACTATCTGGTTATCAGTTTTCATTAAAAAATCGCGAAAAAATGGCAAAATACTGAAGTAATTCCAGTAAATTTTGTAATATTTTATATGTTTTCCTAAACCTATATCAAATTCATCAACATATCTGATAGTATACTCAATTGGACCAAAAATATTAAATATTTTCTTAATTTGTATATCTCTATCATATGTTAATGATATAAGGTACATATAAAAAAATGTAAATATTAATATATTTGTAATCATCACAATTCATTTTCTAAATTTTCTAATTTTATCTCTAACAACCTTATCCTGTTCTCTTGTGTTAAAATAATAGTTTTTAACTTATTAATAGAATCAATAATTTCATTTATCTTATCATATAATTGTTTTTCTTGTTCATTACTCATATTATTATCTTATCATTTAAAATATCATCAACTATATTAACTAATATAGGACAAACACAATTATAATAATCAAAGTCTTTTTCAAAAGAAATATCATTATTAGAAAAATCCTTATATAATTGTAAAAGAATAAATGCAACATATTTATTAAATGGACGTTCATTAATATTATATGATGAGATATTACGTAATATATCATATACACTTTCTGCATCCATATATGTATCTAACTCTTTTACGTATTTAACTATATTATTTTGAATCTGAATAATATAATTATCTATATTTGAATTATTTATTATTATCATATTTCTTAATCTTCAATAAATTTTTTAATTGTTTTTGCCATATCAATAATTCGATCAAATTCATATCGATCTCTATTAGCCTTTTCTGAATTTGCCCAATACATTGTATAAATCAATGCACGATCAGCTACAGGTAAATTACCAAATTTATCGTCATTGATTAAATCATCAAATTTATTTTTCTTAAACTTTATATTTTTAATATTATCTACTTCCATATAATTTATATATCAATTTATATTATTTGTTTTCATTATTATGATTAATAACTTTAAATCTATCTGTACCAGGAATAATAGCTAATCCACCCCATGTACCATGAAGTTGTCCAATACCATCAATAAATTGAACAACACCTTCACGTCCAATATATGAGTCTACAACGGTATCATAACCACAATCATCAACCCATAAAATTTTAATAGTATCTCCTACCTTTACGTTTTCTTGTTTCATAATAATTCTTATTTAAATATTATATAACAAAGATACATATTTTATATTAAAAAAGAAAGGATACTAACTTAAATTAGTATCCTTAATATATTTTCCACTATTCAAAATGATTTCTTGTATCTAAATAAAATAAATTAGTTTCATTCTTATATGCTTCCTGTTCAAATGATATATTTCTATATGCTTTATGCGAAAATCTATCTTTTGTAAATAATACGCGCCATAACCATTCAAAGAAATATATTATATAGAATATAATACCACCTATATACTATTGAAGACACAATGGTAAAAAACATGCAAAATCTTTCATTTGTTCAGTATGTATAGACTCATGATTTAATATTTTTTCTTTATATCTAGGAATCTATAATTTATATGCATACTCTTTTCTAACAAATATTATAAACAATTTTCATTTTATTAATTTATCCTTTTAATTATTTATTACTTGTTCTGTTTTTAACTCAATAATTATATTTTCTTTTATGAATAAAACTGTATTATTATCAATATTTCTATATTCCATATTTTTAATTACATTCACAAAATTATGGACAAAAGTATTTAATATAGATATATCAGTATCTTCTATTCTAAATAGGAATTTAGATAATTCTGGATATGCTAATGATATATCTTTCTTTGTAAAATATTCATAATCGTTTATTAAACCTAAACATTGACCAGATTGAAATGCAATTAATTTTAATATATCTTCTTTTGACATATTATTATTTAATGTTGTGAAATCTATTGTTGTTAAATCAATATTTAATAATGTATTTAATCTACAATCAAAATCACTACGTAATGCGAGTTTTACTTCTGACCTATATTGAGATCTTGATAAATGAGATAAAATTGAACGTATAGCACGTACAATCTTTAATGGTATATTTCTATCTACACTTTTTGTAATTAATAAAGGTGTATTCTGATGATGTAAAGAATATGTATTTTTAATGGCATTATTTAATTCATCTTTTGTTCCTTTATAACAATTAGAAATAATACCATCATCAATAGTTATTAAATTTCTATTTTCATTTTTATCAGATGAACAAAAATGTTTACATTCATTTAATGACGGTAATTCATCTACAATATATGCTATATCTACATCGGTTGAATCAGATGAACCATATATATAATTTCCATATATTTCCATTTTAATTATTCTAAATTAATTTGCTTAAATATTAAATAATTCTCTAAATCCATAAGAGTCTGCAATGATTCATCAAAATATTGATGATCATAATTTTCTTCATTTCTTACATGCAAATCTATTAATGCTTCATGAAACCGTGAATCTGGATTTTTCTCAAAATACTTTCTCAAAATATCTAAAATTTTGATATTACTTTCATAACGTTTACTTCTGTAATATTCAAACATCTTTTGTTCTGTATCATTTCTTTTTATATCATTCTCTACCATAATTATAATTTATAAAATTAAATTAATAGTTATATACTTATATCTTTTATTTCTCTATCTAATGATATACATTTAGGATCTATATTTTCATATGTAAAAACACTATTCTATCCTTTTGGATCATCAAAGAATCTATACATAGTTGCTTTATTTCCTTCAATATAAGAACCTCTTGTTTTTAAATCTATCTTTAATATTACGGCATTATTTATATTTTGTTTATTCTTAAATAAATCTTTTGCATAACTTTCCAATTTATTATAATTATATTTTAAATAAAAATAAACTCTATCTGGATAATTATCACCATTAAATTGTTTAGATCTTGGTATTAATCCATTTTTCTATATTTTCTAATATGTTTTATAATCAGTTATATGGTATAAAATACCATCACATTCCTTATATACATAATCAGTTAATTCATATATAAATTTTGGATGTAACATAAATACATAGTTATCATTCTATCTTTTCTTTGCGGCAATAAAATATCCTAAATTATAAATAATAGATTCTAGATTTATTAATGCATCTTTATTATATTCATCGTCATAATCATCACAATATATATAAAAATATAATAATGGCGTTTTATCTTTCTATAATGGATTATAATCAATTCCCGGATGATGAATAAAACCATCAAAATATTTTTTTAATTTAGATAATGCTTTATTTGGATCCATTGTATGTAATAAACCTTCATACAAATAATTTTGTTCACATTTTTTTAAGTAACTATATTGACATGTATCTTCTATACCATATTTTAGTTGATTATATGACTAAAACCATATATTATCTTTTGAATATTCTCTTAATGCATTATCATAATAATTAAATTTCATTTCAAATAAGGTTTTGCCTATCAATCTATCATAACTATCCATAAAATTAAATATTTATAAAAATTTAATTATTTATTGCATTTATCGAATATATTGCAAACCTTACTAATAGTTTTCAAAAAATTATTAATAAAAAATAGGTTATGAAATATGAGATTTCATAACCTATTAATACTTCCTGCGGAAGCTGTAGGATTCGAACCTACGGGCCGTTTCCGGTCTCTGGTTTTCAAGACCAGTGCAATCGACCAACTCTGCCAAACTTCCAAATAAAAAATTAGGATTTATATTCTGTGAGAATCCTTTAACTCAGTACCAATACGATGGTCTCCAAGACTTTCCATTAAATGAATTTAATGCTCTTGTAGTTACGTTCCTATATCATAGGAATATAGACTATTAATAATTGTTGCAAACTAACGGAATCGAACCGTTTACTCTCTCGCATGATGAGAATGTGTTACCATTACACCAAGCTGCATGATAAAGTTTTATCGATCGCTTATTATCTCTATCATTCATATTTCCCCATTTATAATATTACTTTATAGATACACAATCGCGAACAGTTATCTATATTCATAAAATAAACGTATCATACTAGTTGCGCACTCCTGAACTCGAATCAGGGACCTCCAGGTTATGAGCCTGGCGAGCTACCAACTGCTCCAAGGCGCGATATAAAAACATAAAAATAATAATGAATTCATAGATGGATTCCTGACTACCATCAAACCCCATTACATATTAAGCACATTATTCAGTCACTACAAGTTAGTTCATGACGCTAACTTCTTATGTAGGAAGGATTGATTACCTCCAAAGGCTACAAGCATCATTCCATTAAAACGATTTGACCTTTCTTACGTCACTCACAGTTGGCCAACTGTGGCTAATTCAACTTTATGCTTCTTAATATTGATTACTCTAAATCATACCTTTTCAGATATAACCTAAATGCCTTATCCACTGCTAACAGATTATTCAGCAATATAAAAACATTATTAAGTTATGTTATTGAGCTCCGAGTCGGATTCGAACCAACGACCTGCTCATTGCTCTATGCTGAAGAAACGAACTTCAGATACTATAAATTTAATTTTCATTAAATTTTTGCATTAACCACTATGCTACATAGAGTTTAATTTTTTTCAATCTTTATTGATTGTAAACAAGTGAGCTGCACTACCACTGTGCTATCGGAGCATATTTTTCTTAACTTATTATTTATCTAATTTACTTTAAAAATTAATAATAAATTAAAAAATATTTTATATTATTTTAATTTACGCAATATAATAAATTTAATTTTTCATTATATCTATAAAATTTACAATGTAATTTATTTATAATTATATTCTATCTATGAATATCTTTTTCACACAATTTATTATTTTCTATATAATGTTTTGGTTCATCATATTCAAATGCAATATTCAATTTTTTATCATATCCATCTAAATAATAGCCACAACATTCAAATTCACCACCATTTTCTGCATGCTATAAATTCCAATTATTTTTTATATTTAGTAAATCTATAAATTTACATGCATTTTTATTATAATTTATTTTATATCCATTCTATAATAATACTTTACTTCTTTTTGCCTATTTAATTCGCAAAATATCTTTTGTTTTTTCTGTATGATGTTTATTTTTAAAGGATGGAATTAATAAATTATTTTTAAATTTATATTTTAATGTATCTGATATTTTCTAATTAATTTCATTCTATTTTTCTATATCAAATAAATGATAACCCCATTTAATATTCTTTTTCTAACGTTTAATAAAATATTCATCAGATATATCTTTACCTATACATTCTCTATGAATTTTACAATGTGAAAAATGCGCATTTAATGACTATGATTTTTCAAATTGCCGTCCACATTCACATATATATAAATTATCAACTTTATATTTAGACTATTTCATATGTACTCCTACTCGGACTCGAACCGAGACGTAATTAAACCTAGATCCTTAATCTAGTGGCTAGACCAATTCGCCTATAGGAGTATTTAAAATTAGTTTCATAAAGAAACTTTTTTACTTTAATAACGTAAATTTAAAATAATTTATATTTAACTATATAAGATATGTAAATTAACATACCGTATTTTATATCAGTATCCCGTTCCGGATTTGAACCGGAGACTTTGCCGTGAAAGGGCAACGACTTAACCACTTGTCGAACGGGACAAATTATTTTTAAATTATAATTATTATATATAATCTTTATTAAAAAGTCTATATATTTATTAAAAATATTTTTAAAATATTTGTGGGAACAACAGGATTCGAACACTGTGACGTAAGATCATTTCAACCGGTTTGTAAATACAACCCACTTACCATGGGCCTCTCACACCAACGAGAAGGTATTCCCAAATATTAATACTTATCTATATACATATTTGCGCTTCGAGTAGGACTTGAACCTACGACCCACGGATTAGCTACATAGATTGGAATCGAACCAATGATACTTTCTACACTTTTGAAATAAATCAATGCAGTGTATGCAAGTGTGATATAAACCAACACATCACTATGTAGTTTAATTTAATCAGGTTTTTTCCTGTATACAGTCCGTTGCTCTAACCAAACTGAGCTATCGAAGCAAAATTTGAATAGTTTATCTTCGGACACTATTCATAAATTATTAAAATTCAGTCATATATTTACCGAGAATTATATATGCACTATATCATGAAAGTTTATTTATAATGGCACTACTTATCATGATTAAAACCATATTCAACTTTGGTAACTAATATTCATATAGGAAAAATATCTTACCATCTCATCTTAAACATATGGTTAAATAACATATGTTCATAATTATTTTTTAAAACCTATATTAAAATCAAAAAATGCATATCATTATTATAAGAAATAATTAAAACTTATAATAAAGTCTCGAGCTATGCGCAATATCTTTATAAAAAATGTAAATATAAAACAGATAATATTGAATAACAAATTCTTTTTATAACTGTTTCATACATTTATAACCATTGTAATTGTGATCCCACCAGGACTCGAACCTGGAAGTCCTTTTACGGAACACAGTTTAGAAGACTGTTGAGGTCATCCATTACTCTTTATGGGACCGAAATATCAACATAGATATGTTAAACAAGTTGCGGTACGTACGAGATTCGAACTCGTGACTTCTACAGTGACAGTGTAGCGCTCTGACCAACTGAACTAACGCACCAAATTAAAAAACAGAAGTCATTTATATATTAAGTATTTGAGTTATTAAATATATTCCAAAAATATATCAATCACTTTGTAAACATTATTATTATAAAAATAAGTTTGCTGTATTGACTTCCATATTCATAAATAAATCTCATTAAACACTTACATTTCTTACTAATAAAAGTCTCATCGTAAGTCAAATACTTCAATTATTATTTATGAATTATTATATTATTTAAATTTGTGGGGAAGTACAGGCTTGAACTGTAGACCTTCTGATTATGCACAAATAAAATATATTAATCAGATTAATATTTTATGTGTGGACTATGCATTCGCCATATTATATCAATAATATAACTTAGGCAGGTGATTATAGTCTCTGCACGTCTCTTATAAAAAAGATTTCGCTCAACATTGGAATTTATGTCACCATAAACCGTTCATTGAATTTACACCATTCTGATATATAGTTTCCTATATACCGACCCATTGTTATTAATTACATTATAAATAATGCTGATTAATTAATAACAGTTAAGTCAGCTGCTCTAACCGACTGAGCTACAACCCCAAATATTTTTATTTTATAAATTATATTATAGTGTCTCCTATGGAACTCGAATCCATGACCCACGCATTAAAAGTGCGTTGCTCTGCCAACTGAGCTAAGGAGACCTATATCTTAATTTACATAACTATTTTTTATTTCTATTCAAAGATACACCTTTTATTTGAAATAAAAAAGTATTTAATAAATTATTTTATCAATATTTCAAAGAACTATATACATAATCTTATATAAGAAATATATATTAAAGTCTACATAATTTAAAAATTAATTTAAATTATTTTTGTTGGGTGGGTGAGACTTGAACTCACGACCTCTTGCTTATCAGGCAAGCTATCTTACCAACTGATATACCACCCAGAATTAAAACAAGTAGATTTACGAGACACAGCTTCTTCACCCTTTATAAAGGAAACTCGCTATTAGGCACTTGCGCTGTTTTACGAAGTTGTTGTGTGTCAACTTATGGCTTCTCACGAAATTTGCTGCTCTTCACATCTATGATCGAAATCAAACCAATTCTTTTCAATAATTGACCTGTAACCCTTATCAGTTCTTCAGTATATAACATAAGCTAGCATTACTATACACTTACTCATTATTATAATCAGAAGTCTATACTTGTTTTTATTGTAGAGATAAAGGGACTCGAACCCTTACACTATATAACAGTATATGCTCCTAAGGCATACGTGGCTACCGATTACACCATATCTCTAAATTGGGGATCCCTCGTGGTAAAACCACGACCTTCAGATTGTGTGGAAGGACAGATTTGAACTGCCGACCATCTAATCTTTAGTCAGACACTCTACCAATGAGTTACTTCCCCAAACGACTTAGTAAAGAACCCAAGTTTTCCTTGTTTAATTCTGACTAACTTAGTAAGGTAATTGGGTTATACCATACTTTTAAAATCCAGACCCTAAGTCTAGATAGCCGCTTCTGGTTAGGCTTAACGCTATCTTTAATAGTGGACCCTCGTGGAATCGAACCACGACCTCTGGATTTTCAGTCCAGCGTACAGGCACCAGCCATACGCAAGGTCCATTTATGTGTTGCGGGTCTTAGAGTCGCACTAAGTATCGCATAGCTTATGAGACTAGCATGATTTATATATCTGTTTCACTCCCCCGCAATATTATTATATTTTAAATAATAGGCAATTTTCACTGGTTATATTTAAACTATTCCATTGTCATCAGCTATCTACCGTTCTTTTTCTTTCTAACCCAAATGATTAACGCTATTTAATAGAGTTACTGATAGTTGTTTAGCACCTACTTTATTTGTCAGGCTTAGAGATTCGAACTCATTAGACTTATTCCCGCGCGTCCTATTCGTCAATCTACCCATCTGTAGAAATACGGTTCCCATACCGCAAGTCACCTGTAATTGTTGGACTACCAGAGTACGATTCCGGACTAACGGAATCAAAATCCGTTGTGCTGCCAATTACACCATAGTCCAATATTTTAATAAACATTTTAATTATCTCATCGCGGTTGTAATTGGATTCGAACCAATAATCTACCCCTCCCACGGGGCCATTCTACGAGTAAACGATAATTTTTTTATTCATTATAAGCAAATAATTATAAAATCAATAACGGTAAAAGAGCTTAAGATTAATACCATTCGATCCGCAAACATCTCATATTAATTATTATAATATTCGAAATAAATATTCATTTTAATTACCAGTTTTAACTACTCCACCTATTTTGAACTATACAACCATATTATAAAAAATAGACGTTCTTATCTGATTTGCACAGCACCCTATACTATAATAGCATAGATTCTAACTATTAAACTATCAGAACATTAAATATACTTAATAACTAGTATATAAAAATATATTCTCTATTTTTATTTCTTAATTTGATGGATGATAATAATCTTTCCAATTATTAAATGTATTCTTTATTGATAAATTTTGTAAATATTCAACAGAATAACATTTATTAGTATGTATTATCCTATGATGATTTGGACATACAATAATTAAATTTGATATATCATCTGTTCCACCATTACATTTCTCTATTATATGATGAATATCACATGTAGACTCATTCCAACCACATATTGCACAACCTATTTTAGAACGATTTAAAATCTTTGATATTGTTCTTTTTGAACAATCTAATATAGAATTTATTTCTTGTTCTTTAGAATGTTTTCTATGTTGTTTACATTCATCACATTTTATATGCCTATCTTTACGGATTGTCTTATTAGTTAAAAAAGATTTTCCGCATATTTCACATTTATACTAATATTCCATAATAGTGTGGGTGAGGCAGGACTCGAACCTGCGAAGTCAAATGACAGCTGATTTACAGTCAGCCCCCTTTGCCGCTCGGGACACTCACCCAAATTAATGAAATATTCCGAAGAAATTGCATCTTCTAATAATCTTACAGCTTACCCTTTAGGTTTTTTAATAGCAAGCCTGTTAATACACAGGAACAAAATATTTCATTAAAAATTACCTGAAACATTCACTGTCGTCACCGCTCATCTATAGGATTTAAAAAATAGATTTTAACCAGAAAGAGTTTGCTCTACATCATCAGATTTATTTTATATTTAGACTTAATAATAAACCCTACATACTTACCATATAACTCTTTTATTTAATAGTCATATAAATACACTGTCTAATAATATAAGTATACAACTATTACTGTAATGTTTCGCACAAGACGTGGAGGTATGGAGACTCGAACTCCAGACAAAACCCGACGTGCAAGGCCGGTGCTCTAGCCAACTGAGCTATACCCCCAATATTTCTCTGTTTTAAAAGTATTATTTATATTTGAAAAACATTATATTGTCTATTCAAATAATAAAAAAATTGTTCACATAGGCAGATTCGAACACGCCTTCTTAGATTTCACTTTGCCATTCCAATTACTTTCTTCACTTACTCTGGGCATCAAGACTTTCTTCACGAGCTTCTTTCGGACGCACTATTTTTCACTATTTCAAAATAATGTCGATCCTGCACTTTTATCCACATTTCAACTTCTTTTCTTTTTTCCTTTACATCCATCAACATTCAGTTTTACCATATCTAAACTATATGTGAACCAGAGGTAGGTTATGAGGAACTCGAATCCCCGACCCTCTCCTTGTAAGGGAGATGCTCTAAACCGACTGAGCTAATAACCTAAACTAGTATACTGCTTTCCCAAGTGGTATACTATAAAAATAATTCACAAATCCGATTTTATGAATTTAAAAATTAAATAGTTAATTAGGGTGGATTTGCACTTCCCTTACTCCATAGCTAAATGTTAATGATGGACCCTTCTTATTAATGAATAAAAGAAAATTGCGCAAGTTTTTATTCATTAACATGTTTAGTTCTACATAACGTAGTTCTCTACTTACCGTTAAACTTCGTCACTATTTAATTAAAAACGTTTAAAAATATATTCAGAAATTTAATATATATTCGCCTCGACGATACTATCTGAACATAGAAGGTCATAACCTTTATACATATTAAATCATATTTCTAAATTGCGGGAATAGAGGGAATCGAACCCACGCCCAGAGATTAACAGTCTCTTGCTCGACCTTCGAGCTATATTCCCAACTTTTCCTTTAAGGTCAGGAAACCACACATCTCGCCGTTATATAAACATCCACGATTACTATCGTTCCATGTATACAACCATATTCAGCCTGTGCGAATATTTGTTCTATTTGGCTCGTGGAGATATTCTTTTCGAAAGTAATAGCAATATTAAAAGGACTTTAATATTCTATAATATCTCCTGATGCACTTTGGACAAGCAGTATAATATAAGAAATCTTATATGTAGCCTGATATATTTCAATCATATTTTTCTTTGGCAGCATCATTTAATAAATTCATATAATTATTGTTTACTTCCTCACATAAGTAAAGTACTTATGAAGTTACTTTTCAATAAAGTTCATAGTATATCTGATTAACTTTTCAGTAACAGAAACATATATTATATGAATAATTTCTATATTTGTCTATCAAAATTTCAAAGAACAATATATTTTTTAATTAACAATACAAAGATACATCTTTATTTTGAATTAAAAAAATATTCATTGAAATTTTTGAAATATTTTTTTGTTTATTATCAATATGTCAAAGAACTAAATGTTTGTTATTTTATTAACAACACAAAGATACATTATATATTTCAAATAAAAAAATAAGTCTATAAAAAATTGATATTTTTATTTAAGTTTTATAATTGTATCTTCTTTAATAGAACGTCTAATCCATCTCATTAAGATTATTGCTCTATCATAATGTGGTAAAAATGAAGCAGTTTCACCTACATCATGTTTATCTGATAAATCGATTTCAAACTAATATACGTGATTATCAGTTGATGTAATATTATAAACTGCAATTCCTCCAGCATTCATACAAACAAGGTCTGCTGCACCTTTAACTAAATTTTTTAAATCAATGTTTTCCATTTTCAATTAATTTTCTTTTTTAGTTGGGGTGGTGGGAGTTGAACCCACTACCAGAATTTTATAAGAATTCCACTCTAACCGTTGAGTTACACCCCAATATGGGATGTTCCTAAATATAATACAACATTATACCATTAAACATATAGGAACATAATTTCTATTGTTAATCCTATATATAATAATGTATATAAGATCAACAATTATAGTATTCGATGCTTATGTATATGTCGTATTAAATTTGTCATAACTTTATTCTTATAAAATTTGTTTGTATTTTTTAAAATTTGCACACAGAGAAGGATTCGAACCCTCGAACAGACTTTTAATCCGTTATTGATTTTGGAGATCAACTGCATCAACCACTCGCACATCTGTGTATTATATATAATAAATGAAAAAATCTTGAAACTCTCTGATTATGCAGAATGTTTCAAGATTTTAATATATTAATCGTTATTTATATTACACTATTCAACGTATTAACTATTCACAATATCTCGTAACATACATGCACAACGTACTTGTTCATACCAATTAAATGAATCGGCATAAATATTCACGTTATTTTTATATATGTTATTAAATTGTCTCATAGTTTTTTGTCTTTAAAAATTATTTTCTTTATTATATATATCTAAATTTTTTTCAAAAGTCTTCATTTTTGAGAACTTTTTTTCAAAAAATATTAATTTTTTTTAATTTTCTTTATAGTAACCTTTATTTTTTCTATTAATGACTCTAATTTATGAACACGATCACCTGTATAAAAAGTAATATAATCATCTAATAGTTTCTTTTCTGTAGACATTACCATAATTCGATTTTTAAAAAATTCACCATAATTTCTATTTGGTTCAAATTCTGTACAATGTTCTACACTATAATCATGATCATATATTTTATATGTTGATTCAGTTCTACCTGCACATATTTTTGGTTCCCATTCATATATAGATTTATGAATTAAACAACACTGATATGGTTTTACATCTTTATTATCAGATATACAGCGCCAATATGTTCTAAAATTATTATATAAACTTCTTTGCATACCTGCTGCATAATGTCTAGATTTATATGCAATACCTCTATCTACAATAATCTTATTATCTTGATATTCTGTTTCTGAATTTCTTTCTAATACCGCATAATAAACTGGAATATCTTTATAATTCACATTATAATTATGACTTATTAATGATATTTCTTTATCACCTGCATAACATTCTGGTGATAATAATCCATCTAATTTATATTCATTAAAATAATCTGGATAACTATCTTTAAGGTCATCCAGATTATTTGAATATATAAAATCAAGAGAATCAAATCGATTATGTAATTTATCATTTACAAATAAACAGAATCTCCATCTATATAATTCGTTAATATCCATATAAAATATTCATTTAATCCATATTTAACTTATCTACAATAATACCACACTCTTCAAGAAGTTTGATACCTGCATCACTTTTATAGTTATTCAAATATACAACACGTGATACTTCTGACTGTACCAAAAGTTTTGCACAATGAATACATGGTGACAAAGTAACATATACAGTACCACCCTTTGCAGATGAATTATATTTTGCAAGTTTTGTAATTGCATTACTCTCTGCATGCAATGTAATATCTTTGGTAATAAGTCTAAAACCAGGCATCATACCTTTATTGATATTACGATACTGTACAAGAATCTCTTCCTGCTTCTTTTTATCATGATAAGATTCGGCAGTTTCAAGTGTTGTATGTTCACCTGTATTAATATTATAGATTTCCTCACAAATGTTAGGCATACCGATAGGCATACCATTAAAACCCTGTGAAATAACCTGATCATCCTTTGAAACAACAATACAACCTACCTGTTTCTTAATAGCATATGACAAATTACTCATAGCAATAGCCATATTCATATATGCAACATCAAATTCATGCTGTCTTTCTTTAGATGATTTCTGTACCATATCTTTATATTTTTAATTGTTTATTACTAAATTAACAATACAAAGATACATATTATTTTTGGATTAAAAAAATAATTTAAAACATATTTTTAATACATTATTAAATAAAATGTGGTCCAACCGATTTTCACAAACAGACTGGACCCGATAGTTAAAAATAAATTTTAAATTACGTTAAATATTTCATTTTTTAATAAAGTAATTCTATATCTATATGAATATAATATACTTCATTAGTTTCACAATCTTCCCATTTAAGCTTTGAAACTTTCTTTACTTTAACTGAATGATTATCCTTCAGTCTCAATGCATTCATTACTTCATCCATGGTAAAATCAAATTATTATTATCATCAATAAAACCATTAAGTTTAAAATATTTTATTTCATCTTCATTAGTACATGTTTTCAATTGGAAAACTAACATATCCTTTGCAAATGAAATACATTCATTAAGCTTGTTTATTTCGTCTGTATCATCCGATTTTATTCCAGATAGAAAATTATATAGGCGTAAAGAAAATGTCTTGTTACAGAGAAATCTACCATCTTTTAACAATGATGTTTTGTCATCAGAATTGATATATGATGTGATAACATAAATAAACATATCTCTTTCTTCCCCTGATATAAAATCATTTACTTTAGTATCTTCAATAATAGATAATATATTTTTTAGTAATGTGTCTGTATAGAATCTATTATATGGATTAAAAATACGGCTATAAATAAATTTTTTATTATCTATATCACAATGATACCCGTTACAAGCTAACCAACAATTTCCAAGATTACCACAAAAACTACAATAATCACAAATCTTTCCGTCATTATCGAGTACTTCATAATACTCGTTTTTTGATAACTTTAATATTTTATTCATATTATTCTTAATAATTAAGGTAATTCATTTTCTATTTCATTTATTAATGAAGCATTATCTTTATCAGGTACATGCTCTTCACAATATGGACATATCCATCCTCGTGTCATATACTTTGCATCTTTACCACAAACAATGCAAGTCTTATATGAAATATCCTCATATTTGTTTACTATATTAAATATTTCTTGCGTATCACCTTCTGAATACCACCTCAAACTATTACCACACCACACACCTTTACCATTTCTTCTAATATATAAAATATGATTAGGTATTGTTACACAATATACATTTCCTGTATATGGAATATATGATTCTTCAAAATTTTTAATATTTTTTACTTTTGAATAATCAATCTCTACCTCTGCGTTCTTTAACCAATTTATATTATATGACAGGTAATTTTGTTTTATTAAATGTTTTTTATAATAATGTGGATCACGTTTATTACGTATAGAAACACTAAATGAATATCCTGATTTTAATAATAACTCACATACATCATCGCTTAACTGTTTTGATATAGTTGTTAATATATTACTTGTTTTTGATAAATATCCATCACCTATATACAAATATGTTAAAAATTCTTCTATATATGATGGTGGTAAATTAAATATAAAATTAGGTACTTTTTTATTTAATGCTTTATGCCCACAATTTTCTTTAAGCCATATAGCAAAGGGTGCATTACTAAAATGTTTTAAACCATTATTCTTAGTAGAACATTTAAATCCTATATCATTAATTAATTTTGTAACTAATTCATTTTCTTTATACTTATTATACGATACTGTTATATCAGAACCTGTACCATGTGTATATGATGTATATCCTTCTGCTACATAAAATCCCAAAAAACGTAAAAATGAATGAATTTCTATTTCTGGTCCTATTAATGTATATGTTCTATTAAAAATTTTGCCTGCGCGAGATTTTGACTTATTTATATAAGTATAATCAGGTATTTTAAAAGTATCACAAGGAATAGTGCCTATCCAATTACATCCTTTTTTAAATCTCTTATCCTTTTTAAAATATTTGTATGTATCACATAATTCAAATGGGTATATACGTTTCTCATTTGTTTTTGGATGATAATAAGAACCTTTTGCAATATATAAATTATGATTTGGCGTCACAAATAAATCTATACCTCTATTAACTAATTTATACATGTTACCATTATAACTATAATTTATTATATCAGTTGGTTTTTGATATATCAAATTATCATTGTTATCTAATGTTGCAAATTCATCTAAATATGAAACATCTTTAAAAAATTTCCAACCACATTTTGTTAATACTTCTGTTTGTTCATCATAACACCCAAATTTCTCCTTGATCTGCATTATTCTATAATTCAATAATAACTTAATACCTTTAATATATGCTATTAAATATTTTATAGAATACTTATGAATATCTTTTGTATATGCATGTAATAAAGCTGCTTTTATTTCTCTACATATATCTTCGCCAAACTTTATACGCCAACCAGTTTCCATCGCATCTAATTCTGTATAAATTGGTAATATATGAAATATCCCTAAGAACGTATTTAGTTTCCTTAACAAATATATTTTTGTATGAGCAAATTTTGTAAGATTTACAGATATATTATTAAGTTTATACTTTACATTATCATCTTCTACATCATCTACTGTTTTAACAGAAATATAAATATACGGTTTAACAATTTCACCACCTAATGTTTTATATTTAGTTATATAGAATAATGCATTATTTACTATATGATACTTATCCAAATTATATACAGTATTTGAAATTATCTTATTATTTGCTTTATTTCTAACTTCAATTTCTATAGAACAGTTTGGAATATTATGATGTCTAAGAATAATTGTAGTTTCCTAATATTCAAATATAGGTGTTAATTTCCGTTCTTTATTATCCTTAATATCTAATACTTTCTTACATTCTTCTGTGAATTTATCATTTTCCATTATATTTAAAGGAATTGATAATATACCGAATGTTCGTAATTCATGTATTTTATTTGATATTATTCTATTTGTATAATGTTCATCTGTAAATCTATTACGAGGATATAAGAATGGATATTTAATACACAACCATGTATTTTTTAATATCTATTTAAAATTAGTTTTCATAATAGTTTATTTTTTATATTATTTACTTAATGTTGTTAGTAAGGTATTCTTCTAAATTATTATATAATGGTACCGAATATCTGTTACATGTAATTTCCACATTACCATATCTATAAAAATCCTTTTCACAAATAACAACAAGCTTTTTAGTTCTCGCGAATAATCCCAATTCCATCAAGGTAATAGGAGATTTACTTGTACCTAATATATTCATTACAATAATATCAGATTCTTCCAAATGATCTAATTCCCAATTAACTTGATATGAAAATTCATCTGAATTATTATCAGGCCATGTATTTCTACGAGGATTAAATATTACGCATTTCTTATTATATTCATCTAATACTTTACAAAGGTATGTTTGCCAATCAACAGAATTCCCCATATCAATAGTACCTGCAAGAAATATTTTAGGAACATAGTAAAAATTAGATGGAATATTCTGTTCTTTACTATCTGGTTTTATTTCTAATATATTTTTGTATTCAAACATATCATCATTTGTTGTTTCATTAATCTTTCCATTAAGATAATCTGCAATTTCTTCCAAATTATTCAAAACAATTCCGCCATTTTTCTGCACTAATTCAACTGTTGCCTTTAATGACTTAACCTGAAACTTTTCCATTCCATCATATAATACACAAAATAATGTCTATGATGGTTTCTTATTTGATAAATCAACTACTTCTGCAATAGAAAAGCATCCTTGCATTTCTTTAGTGATTACAAACAAATTATAATCATCATTTTCTTTATGCCAGTTTTCTATTACCTAACAATCTTCAGTCCAATCATCAACAACAGGATTAAAATATGTTATATTAAACTTATCCAACATAGGCATTAACTATTCTCTCCATGTTGATTCTGCACATGTTCCTCCAAGGAATACATTATATTTTTCCATATTAATTTAAACTATATAATTTTACATATATTATACATGTAAAATTAATTAAAGTTTTTCATTACTCTATCAAGATTTCTCTTATTATCTTTTTCCTTAATAGATTCTCTTTTATCATATTCTTTCTTACCCTTGCATAAAGCGATTTCTACCTTACAAAGGCCTCTATCATTAATAAACATTCTTATAGGTACAATAGTTATACCAGGAATTTTTGATTCCTTTCCAAGACGTTTAATTTCATTTTTATTAAGAAGAAGTTTTCGAGGACGACGTTCTTCCTGCTTAATATACCATCCTTTATCATAAGGAGCAACATATGAATTGTTCATCCATACTTCATTATTATTCTTTACATAACAAAATGTATCAACAAGAGATGCTTTACCTGCACGTATTGACTTTATTTCTGTTCCAGTTAAAATAATACCTGCAGTATAAGTTTCAATAAATGATCAAAATATGCTTTCTTATTTTTAATGTTTATATTTGTTTTCATAACAACTTCATTTTAATTAATTACACTATATATTATTTAATTAAATATAGATATTGTTTAAACTGATAATAGAGATTAACAATTTTTAATAAAATTAATTGTTAATCTCTATTATCAGTTTAATCTAATGTTATCGTCGCAATAGGAATAATATAACAATCTAATGTTTCAACTTGTGAATCTTTTATATCTTTCCATGTTTTTATATTATTACATGTATCATTTCTGTTTTCTAATCTTATATCACTTATAGTTTTATCAACGTTATAATTATCTTTTAAACTATATGTAAATTCCAAAGATTTCTTATTATCAAATACTATTATATCATTTGATATAATTTCTTGTATATCTTTATCTTTTGGAATATTTATATTATTAAAATATTCTATTCCGTTTAATACTTTATCTGAATTATCTATTAATAATTGTAAATCATCTGCAGTTGCCATATTAAATTTCATATCATCAAGTTCTTCATTAAATAACTATTTCGTATATGATCGAACAAATGATTTAAGTTCCTTTATAATATTCTTTTCTGATATTTTTTCATTCATATCAAATGAAACTTTAATTAAATATGGTGTTATTAATTTTAATGTTTTACAATCAGTTGATATATCTGCAATAATTCCAATAGGAATGAATCTTAAATTTATAAATCTATCATCTCCTACTTCCTAAATAATTGCTTGTTTATCTATTGTATCATAATATAATATATCTCCTATACATGGAATCATAATACCACGCATATCATATTCTCGTTTCTTATTAAAAAGATTTTTATGTATACTATTCTAAAGTTCTTCCATCTTATATTAATTATATTGTAATGTGAACACTGGTAAAAATTCAACTCTTGTTAATGCTAATATATTCTCTATTTTCCTTTTTGAATTAATAGCTGGTAACCATCTATAATACTTACCTTTATGTATAGAAAATAAACCACTTTTATACAATCTTTCTGTAAACTGTATAGATCTTTCTTCACCCCATATAGTCTTAATAACATCAACTAATGTAGTTAAATTTTTATTAACAAAATCTAATAAAGCTATCTACGGTACCTAATATTTAAATGTTGTTAAATCTATTACAGATGTTCTCTAATATTTATTACAATATCTATCAAACATATCTTTTAAATATGCAGATATAAAAGTAGGTTTCTCCATATAACGATATGGTATTAATAAAGATTCACTTGTAAGATAATTCTTCATTAATACATCTACTGTCATATCATTATTAACTTGAACAACAATACCTACTATTGCTTTATCATCTTCTTTTCCACATCTATCTTTAGGTATAATATCAAAGTTCTAATTACTATAATTAAATACAACAAGATCACCAAATTTAGGTTTCATTATGTTATATAATGTATCATCATAACTTTCATCTATGATATTATAAAATTCATCATCGAATACTTCATTAAACTTATGCACAATTTATTCAATATAATAACTTTAATTTATTTATTAATCGAATATTGTTTCTTGCATATCTTTCTCTGCAATAATAGATGTATTTTTAATATCGTTCTTATGTGCATTTGCCCATGGGGTATCAATAAGTTCTATATTACCGCCAACTGTAATATTTTCTAATACACTTATATCACTAATAGGATTATTTGATGCAATAAAATTATTATTAATTTTAGGAGCAATACCAGATATATCAGAAATATTACAATGATCACATATAAGAGAACCATAAATTTCTTTTGGACATCCATCTAATGATGTTAATTTTGGATTATTAAAAATATATACATTTCCTGTTACAATATCAGGGAAATTCTTTAAACTCTTTAATGATCCATAAGGTTCATCTGAAATATGACCATACCAATTTATAGATCCATTTACTTTATGAATCTTTACAGGAAATTCATCATATTCCTTATCAAATATAATAATAGTTCCATCTACTATTATATTATTATGCTCATCTTTGTACACATGTACATTCTTATTATTGAGCATGTTTACTAATGTTAAAACTTCTTTATCCATAACGTATCATTTATTTAGTTTATTATTTATATATGCAAAAATAGTCATAAGCAATAGAAAGAATCTATCACCTATGACTATCGTGAAATTATTAATATGTTATTTTATTACTCGCTCTTAGCTTCATCAAGGAACTTCTGACGAAAATTAGTAGGACTCTTTGTTACATGAATAACAGAATCATGTACTGGAGCTGCAGCATCAGGTTCAAATGCAACCGCATTCTCATTTGCTTCTGTTTCCTTCTTTGATGCATCCTCAATCTCTGTTTCAGTCATCTCAACCTCTGCAATCTTACCATCCTTTGCATAACGTGTCTTTGCCTCATTATAACCAGCAAGATATGAACCCGGGTCCTTCTTAAAATGTTCTGCCTCCTGCTCAAGCAATGCCTTAACCATCTTAGTATTAATCATACCAGGGTGTGAAACATACAATGAATGATCCAAAAGTTTCAAAGCCTTACCATATGCAATTCTAACACCCAAATCTGCATCATGTGTATCACGTACACAACGTGTAGCAACACCAACAGAAAGCATCTTTGTAATAGGTGCAAGAACCTCATCAACCTCGTCAATAAACTTTTCTGTACTTGCAGGTACATACTCAATCTGACCATTCTCTTCATTCAACACATTCTTTGCAGGAATCTCATACTCATCCTCTACCATAACTGGACGTGTTACAACTGCATCATCATACTTCATTGGAATTGATACTGCTACCATTGTAAAATCACGAACCATTCCACGATAATCTGTAAACTTGCCTGTAAGCGTTTCGTACTTATACTCAGGCTTAAACTCTTTCTTATTTGCCATTACAAAATTACATTAAATATTTAAAATAAAAAAATGTTTTATCTAAAAACTTTATTGTATATTAAAAAATAATAGATTTGTCTATGTTTTAATCAAAAAAACTTTTAATTTTCTCAATTAATGTACGTTTCTTTTTGAAATATACATATGATGAAAAACTGGTATAAAACTTCCAACCTATTTTTTCATATTGTAGAACAAAATCTAAAAATTCAGCTCTTGTACATCCACTTATATTACATAATTTAAAAATGTCTACTACAAGAAACTCACATTTATTTCTTTTTATTAAACGAACAACGCCATTAGGAAAATTTGTAAAATTATTAGTCTTGATTTCCTCAAGCTGTTGCGGTGTCATTTTTAATTGTGTTGCCATATTTCTTACTATTTAAATCAAGACCTAATTGTCTACGAGTTGTTTGAATAATTGCCTTTATAATACATGCAATATAACTTAACAAATCTGATGAATATAAACGATTTGTATGTGGATTGATTTCCTGATCAATAACATCATAACAATATGTAGTAAAATTATTAAAATCACTATATGTTGTTACAAAATCAACAGTCAAAATCTTTGCACGAAGTTTCAATGAACATGATTTACTATCATTAATAAGATTAAACCAATGTGTCATAAATGAGCCCATATCATGAATAAACTTATTCTTCAACATAGGATATTTCTTATCTACTTCTGTAATCATATCAACTAAAATTGGTAATGCTGAACTATCACCATCGATATGTTTATTAATTGTATTTACAAGCTCATTAAAAGCATTTTCATTATAATTCTTTACCATAAAATCAATTTTTAAATCAAATTTATATTATATACTCTATATAAACTATTTTGTTTATAATAGAAATATTAATAATTACTAAACAAAATAATAGGGAGATTAAAATATAGTTAATTTCAATCTCCCATTATTTAACAATTTAAAAATATATTATGAACACATCGTTTCTTTGAGCTTCATCAATGCAGGATTATCTGACATAACACATGAAGTTGAATTAACAGGTGTTTCTACACGTTTTGGGAATTTATCCTTATTCATCTCATGACGTTGTTTCTTATAATAATCACGAGAATGTGATTTCTTATCAGAACCAAACATATTATTAATTGCGTTAATACGGTTTTTAACCAATTTCATTGCATCAAGACCTGTGCAATTCAGCAACTTCTGAATCTTTTCAATTGTTTCTGAAAGAACTGCTGCATAACTCAACTGCTTAATATCAGGAACCGAATTTTGTACAATAAAATATGCTGTTGTCGCTGTATCAATAAGTTCATCAAGTTGAGTCATTTGTTCAACCATCTTATCATTCATTACTGCATAAACATTATCTACAATATTATATCCAGCATTAAATTCATCCCATGAAAACTTTACAGATGTACCATTTTCTTTAATAGTAATACCATCCTTTTCCTTCTTTACAATACGAAGTTTCTTATTTTTAAAATCCATAGTTAAATATTTTTAAATGATTAGTAAATAATTCTACATGCATGAAGTAACATACACCAAGTCATTTCCATTGCATCTTCAAAAGAAAGAAACATATCAGATGGACATGCTTGTTTAACAGTATTTAAGAACCAAATCTTGAAATTGATTTCATCCTTATCATTATTATATGAATATGACTTCTTCAATACATTGTTATTTGTACCAAGTTGCAGAATAAACTGTGTATTCATCACCTTTCGTACATCTGATACTGACATACTATCAATAAACTCAGATACCACACGAAGACGAACTGTAAAATTATGCACTGCGTTTGAACTAATCTCTTTCATATTTCTATTTTTAATTAATATTATTTGTTTCATTAACAATACAAAGATACACATAAGTTTTGAAATAAAAAAATAAATATAAGAAAGAACTTAAATAAAATGGAAAATAATAATTATACACAGCGTTTTTGTAAAAATTGTATTCACTATAATCCAAATGAAAATTGGAATGAATGTAAATCCGGTTTATTTGGACATACATATGCAAATGATCATGGATGTTGGTGTTGGAAACTTAAAGATATAGAAAAATAAAAATTAAATACGTTATTATATTATGAAACTAAGTAAAAACTTTTCTTTAGAAGAACTCATAAAATCAGATACGGCAAATGAATGTGGAATTAAAAATTCTCCAAATTCATTAGAATTGAAAAACTTAACAAATCTTACTACTAAAATATTACAACCAATAAGAGATGCATTTGGTAAACCTATTATAATTAGTTCTGGATTTAGGTGTATTCAATTAAATAAGAAAGTAGGAGGTGCAAGTAATTCAGATCATTTATTTGGTGCTGCTGCTGATATACATACATCTTCAAATACATATGAAGATAATAAAAAACTTTATGATACTATTATATCTTTAAAAAATAAAGGTAAAATATCTTGCAGACAAATAATATGGGAATATGGCAAGAAAAATGTAGGACCTAAATGGATTCATATAAGTGTAAACCATACAAAAAATTCATATAAGAAAAATCAATTAGTTTATGTAGGTATATAAAATATTAAAGGTTAGAGAAACAATATCTCTAACCTTTATTTTTATTGTATAAAATTATCATAATTATTATTATAGTATAATATAGCAGAAATTAAACTCCATAATATATTTTGAATTTCTTTCATATCTATACGTAAATCACCGACATCTAACATATTATAAGAACCTATAAATGATGCAGGTGGTTGGTTTTGACCGCATGAATATGATGATATATATGCCTCTGTTGTCTTACCTTCTGTATCTATATATTCAAGATGAATTTTTGGATATGGATCATAATCATAACCTACAATATAAAACTTTTTATTTCTGTTAAAAAATTTACCTTCATATATAGGTTCATTTACCACAAATGACATACCATTATTTATATTGCCTAACTTATTCCTATATAATAATGTTTCTAAACATGTTAAACATTTTTTTATAGTCGAATATTTTCTTATGACCTTTGGCATTATTTTTTCTATCTCATGAGAATCAATTTCTTTATTGAAGTCTCTCTTTTTATTACCAAATTTACCAAATGTATTATTAATAACTTTATTTTTGGGTAAAAATGGATTATTATATTGTCTCTATGTTGAATAACTTAATTTTGCTAATGCAATTTGACATAATTCATATAATTGAGAATATGTAATAAATGTATTATCATCTAATTCTATCTTATCACCAATAGGTTCATCATTAATTGTCATATTATTTTCTAAAATACAGAATGTTCCTTCATATACACGTTTTTTCTATGTTTTCACCCATGATATATATATACAATGTTTATCATTGAAATATATTTTCTAATCTTCATCAGTTGTAACAGTCCTAAAATATAATTTATATGTAGGTTCTTCTATTTTATAAAATGATTTCTATATAGTATAATATGTTTTATCTAATATATAATAAATACATTCACATATCTCAGATAAACTATCATATGAATGTTTTACAAACTGTAATGTATCTTCATATGACTTTACACCATCAGGTAATTTCTTCTATACTATTGTTGGTTGTTTAATAACTTTTTTCTATTCAGTATTATCAACTTTTACCTATGTATCCTATTTAACTTCTGTATTTAATTTCTATTCAACCTATTTTGGTTGGGCATTAATAGTATTTGTTACTAATTTACCACCATTGTTTATATATTCTTGTTTTATATCATCTATTGTACATCCTAACTATAAAAGATGTTTACCTACTAATTTGAATGTTTTAATATCATCAATATCCTATTCAGATTCTGGACATTGCTTTTTCATTATAAGAAGTGCTGCAACATATCTTGGTAATAATTCTTCTTTTGTCTATGATGGTCTTGGTTTAATATTTTCTGCTTCTGTTGCTTTATTTCTTGAACATGTAGATGCGATACTTAACCATAATTTCTTATCTATTGTTCTTGAAACTCTTGCTTCATTTATACAATTTAACAATGATTCATATAGTGATTTAATTATCATATCTTATCTTAATAAAAATAATATTTAAATATTTATTTTTAAGAATATAAACTATTAAAAAAATATCTATAAGTATTAAAATATTCTATATCATACTTTAATAATTCTAATATTAAATAGATGCTTGTATTTTTAATACCACCACTTTGATATTCTTCGAAATCAAGAGATAATGATATTTTATTATCACATGTATTGACATGCAATTTTGTTGTTACATTACCGCCTGTACTATTATAAACATAATAATATATTCTCTGATTTATTTCTTCTATTAAATTATATGTAGATTGCGTCATAGGCATACAATACAATTCTTTCGTTAACTTAATTAAATAATCTCTAATTGTATTGTATGATTCTTTCGCATCTTTTAATTTATATGACATTAATTTTGCTGATGATTCAAACCGTTCATAATCAGATATATTTCGTTTATAATCATTTGAAACTACATAAACGCAAAACATTAATGTTAAATCATCATTTCTATATGTTTTTTGATTAGATGTAATATTAAAAAAATCTAATATTTTATTCTGTTCCGGTTCTTTCCATGCATTAGGATAAAAATAACATTTATCAGTCGATGTATATAATAACCATCCCCTTATTAAATCTGATACGTTTCTATCCTTTGTATACTTCTCTATATACTTTTTTGCTCTTAATAACGAGAGATTATATGAAACCTCATCATAATCAATACGTTTAACAATGAATGCATCATATACAAGATTCTTAATCTTATCATGAAAACTAATAGTTATATCTTCATCTGTTAAATCTAACTTATCTAACAGTTCAGACCATAAATTAGTATCAATCGGTCTATTTGCAAATGAATAATGAATTACATTCTTTAATTCATCCTCTGTTAACTCAGTTGTTAACATATATTTTATTTTTTCTGATTGTCGCATTTTTCTGATAATGTTTTCATTAATTTAAATTTTTGATTTCCAAAATCAATAAATGTATTTAATCTATTTACATCAAAATCAAAATTTTGTTTGAACAATTTAAAATTTAATCCTTGTTCATTCGGCTGTCTAAGCAAATTACATACATATACACTTATCTTATCATATGAAGATAAACCATATGTTTCTACCAATGCTTTCTTATAAACATGTAATTGAATTGTATATGTATTCATATCACACTCATCTAACATATATGCAGGACCTTGCAATTTCTTACCATATCTCGATGATGTTGTTATATCATCCGTTGTCTTCCAATCTATTATTATATAAGCATCTGTATTCTCATCATAAAATAAACAATCAAAGCGTCCGTTAATATGACCATCTTTTGGAGTTTTACAATATAATGGTAATTCTCTTGCTACATACTTATAATTTGTTTTAGTTGATATAAAATTATAAAAATCATCAAATCCTTTACAAATTGATTTTAATCTATCATCATAATCATAACCATTATCTAACTTCCATAATTCTAATTTTTCCGTTTCATTATTAAGATTCATACCTGCATAATCATCTAATAAAGATCCATATCTTTTTGATTCGGTTGATTTTGCATGCCATTGTTCAAGAATCTGATTTGCTGTCATACCTGCATATTTATAATTAGGATCATTCAACCCTTTCTTCGCACATACCTCTGCTTGCACAACATCATCAAACTTTACTTTAATATAATCATTGCATAATTTAGAAACAGATACACAACCTTTATATTCAGTTTTTATCTAATTATTAATATTTTCAATTAATTCTTTAATATTCTTCATATTAATTTTATATATAATTTATCATTAATTTATAGTAAAAATAATATATAAAGTTTATATAAAAATTATGGGAAATAACACTAACAAAAATGTTATTTCC